GAGATTCTGGAACTGAACAGCCACCTTGAGGGCACGCAGAACCACGTCAACGGCGCACTGCGCAAGATGAACTTCATGGTGAACCAGCACGCACAACTGCTGGAGAGGGTCGGCAAGAGCGAGATCACCGAAGAGGACTACGAGCGCGAGGAGTCCCGCTACCACATCATGACCTGCATGAAGCAGGCGCTGAACGCAGCACGTAGCCGCAACGGCATGATCGACGAAGGCAACCTGATCTACTTGTTCGACTTGGGCATCAACGCTGCGCAGGCTCAGGCTGAGGTCTTTGCCTACCTGAACATGGAGAACCAACTGATCTCCAACGGCCAAGCTCCAACGCATGAGATGACCATGCGCTGGCTGGAAGCCTGTGCAGACAAGTGGGCCGCTGACCCTGCCAAGTTTGCCGAGCGTCGTGGCTTCTCGGTGTTTGACCGCTCGTCCCTGACCAACTCGCCCCTGCTGGAGCAGGCACCCGACCCTGAGCAGAAGGCGGCGTAATGCACCTCGTCATCGGAACCCCCTGCTACGGCGGCATGATGTGTACTGAGTACACCCAGTCGCTGCTGTCGCTCAAGGAGGCATGCCTGCAATACGGCATCAAGATGACCTGCATCTTTCTCGGCAACGAAAGCCTGGTGCAGCGTGGGCGAAACACCATTGCCCACCACTTTCTCCAGATGGAGGACGCAACCCACCTGATGTTCATTGACGCTGACCAGAAGTTTGTGGCGAATGACATCGCCCGAATGATCAAAGCGGACAAGGGCATCATCGGTGGGCCTGTGCCCATGAAGGGCGTGAACTGGGACAAGGTGCGCCAAGGCGCTGTGCTCAACCACCCCGACCTGTCCAAGCTCACGGGCATCTTCAACGTCAACAAGCTCGACGGCCACGACATGATCAACCCCGATCTGCCGTTTCAAGTCAAGCACATCGGCACCGGCTTCATGCTGATTCGCCGGGACGTCTTCGACAAGCTCAAGCCCCATGTGGGCTGGTACACCAACGGCGGCGTGACCATCGACCCCGAGGACAAGGTCTACGACTTCTTCAAGGTCCAGAACGTGGACCACGAGCTTTTGTCTGAGGACTACAATTTCTGCCACCTGTACCGTGAGCACGGTGGCACGGTCTGGGCTGCACCTTGGTGCGTGCTCGGGCATTTTGGCGCTTATCTTTTCTCAGGGCAGTACGCCCAACAAGGAGCTTTAAATGGCACACCACTGCATTAAATACCGCCTGACCGCTGAAGGCACCGTTCCCTCGTTCCTCTGCCTGCACCCCGAGGGTGTTGGTGGTGTGTTCGTGGTGGCTGACCCTGCGACCCCAAGTCCCCGTGACATGGTCATGATCGGCCTGACCGAGAACGACGATACAGGCGATGCGGAAGTCATCCCGACCCAAGCTGACCTGCAAGCGTACCTTGCCGTTGTGGGCGCGAACTGGACGCAGCCAGACCCGGCGCAACCCGGCAACCCAGAAGCCACCATTCCGTTCGACCCTGTGGCAGCAGCGCAGTGGGTCTGGGATCGCAAAGTGGCCCTCGACGCCGCAGGCTGATCATGAAAGACTGGGCCGTCAGTTTCATCGCTGCGGTCCTCATTGTCGGGCTCATCGTCTGGTGCGCCCGCGTTTTTATTGGGGTGATGTATGGATGAAAAGAACTTGGCCCATGAGCTGGCCGTCATCAAAGCGCAAGCCGAGGTGGAGCTGAAAAAGCTGCACGCCGAGAACTCCGCCAAGGAGGTTGCTGGCAAGGCCATCGGTGAAGGTGGCCTTTTTTACATCACCCTGATCATCAGCATCGGCGTGGGCGCATCCATCGTGTTGGACAGCGACAAGATTGCGGCCGTGATGGGCTTGCTGGGCGCTGCGCTGACAGCCCTGATCTCCATGTTGAACGGCATCGCTGGCACCGCGCCAAAGCAAGAGAAGCCAGAGTTTGAGGTCATCAAGAACCTGATCGACAAGCTGGACCGCCTCGACCGCAAGGAGCCTCCAATGCGCGTCACCGTGGAAGGCGACAAAGTAACGGTTGCCAAGGGCGACGACTCAATCACCACATCCAAAGGGGCCTGACATGCTGTCACTATTCTCAACCCTCGGCGGCTTGCTGATCTCTGGTTTGCCCAAGTTGCTGGAGTTCTTCCAGAACAAAGCCGACCAAGCGCACGAGTTGCGGCTGGCCCAAGTCCAGACTGAGCGTGAATTGCAACTGGCCGCTGCTGGCTTTGCAGCGCAGGCCCGTGTCGAGGAGATTCGCACTGAGCAGGTGGCGATGGAAACCGACGCCCGGATGACCGAGGCGGCGCTTGAGCACGACAAGAAGATTCTAGACAACGCAAGCAAGTGGGTTGCCAACTACGTGGGCACCGTGCGCCCGACAGTGACCTACATTTTTGTGCTGGAGCTGGTCTGCATCAATGCGTTCATGGCATGGTATCTGTACCAGCAACCGGGCCTGATCACCAGCATTGATGACGTGATCCGTTACTCCGACCTGATTTTCTCCAGCGACGAAATGGCCATGCTGGGCGGCATCGTCGGGTTCTGGTTCGGTAGCCGCCAGTGGAGCAAGAAGTGAAACTGAGCAAGGCCGGGGAAGACTTGATGCACAAGTACGAGGGCTTTCGCTCTCGGCCCTACCTTTGCCCAGCGCACATCTGGACGATCGGCTACGGCCACGTCCTGTACCAAGAACAGATCAGGCTTCCTGTGGCTCGGGTGGAGGGCAAAGAAACCCCCATGATCCGAAAAGAGATGCCCTTGAAACCGGAGGACAACCGTGTCTGGACGAAAACGGAAATCAACGAACTATTCCATGCTGATGTCAGAACTTTTGAACGGGGTGTTCTTCGTCTTGTTCCCGGTGTGGTTGGGCGTCAAGGCGCTTTCGACGCTCTGGTCTCTATAAGTTTTAACTTCGGGCTGGGAAATCTCCAACGCAGCACCATCCGTATGCGTGCCAACCGTGGGGATTGGGAAGGCGCAGCCGAGGCGTTTCGTGCTTGGACCAAGGGTGGGGGCAAAGTCCTGCCGGGCCTCGTCAAGCGCCGGGAAGCCGAGATTGCGCTGTTCCTGAGTTAAGTGCGAAAATGTCGCAAAACTGAGGTAAATCATGCCCCTGAAGTCCATACTGTTCCGACCCGGCGTAAATCGGGAAAACACCCGCTACGCCTCTGAGGCAATCGGTGCGGTGACTGCGTCTACGCAAGTTGCGGGGGGTTGGTACGAATCCGAGAAGGTGCGCTTCCGCGCTGGTACGCCTGAGAAGATTGGTGGATGGCAGCGTATTTCTGCCAGTACGTTCCTTGGCGTGTGCCGCTCTCTGTGGAATTGGGTGACGCTTGGCGTGCTGAACCTTGTGGGTGTGGGCACAAACCTGAAGTTCTACATTGAGCGCGGCGGTGCGTACTACGACATCACCCCCATCCGGGACACCGAAGCCCTGACGGACCCCTTCATTGCAACCAACGGCTCACCCCTCATCTCTGTGACGGACGTGGCGCATGGCTGCGTAACCGGGGACTTTGTGACCTTCAGCGGGGCAACGGGTCTGGGCGGCAACATCACGGCGGGTGTGCTCCACAAAGAGCACCAAGTCACGGGAGTCAGTGCCAACGTGTACACGATCAATGCTGGCGTAAATGCCAACGCTACCGACGCAGCAGGCTCTCCCGGCGGAGGCTCAGTGTCTGCGGCCTATCAGATCAACGTCGGCCCTGAGTTTCAGATTCCAACCACTGGTTGGGGTTCGGGCACTTGGGGCTCTGGTCCTTGGGGAACAGGTGGAACGTCACTTGCCCCCCTGCGCCTGTGGAGCCAGATCAACTTCGGTGAGGACTTGGTCTTTGCTCCGCGTGACGGGCAGATTTATTACTGGGATGCCACCAACGGAGTTGATACTCGCGGGGTTCTGCTGTCGTCTTTGGGCGGCGCGTCGGATGTGCCGACTGTGCAGAAGTTCATCTTTGTTTCGGACGTTAGCCGGTTCGTGTTTGCGTTTGGGTGCAACGAGATTGGCGACACAGTTCAGAACCCCATGCTGATTCGCTGGTCGGACCAAGAGTCGGCTGCGGACTGGACGCCCTCCCCCACAGGTCAAGCTGGCAGCATTCAGTTGTCTGACGGCTCTGAGTTGATCACCTGCTTACAGACCCGACAAGAAATTGTGGTGTGGACTGATTCGGCCTTGTACTCAATCCAGTACGTGGGCGTGCCTGCGGTGTGGAGCACTCAGCTTCTGGCGGGCAACATTTCTATCTACGGCCCAAACGCAAAGGCTCTGGCCTCTGGTGTGATTTACTGGATGGGCGTGGACAAGTTCTACAAGTACGACGGTCGTACCCAGACCCTGCGCTGCGATTTGCGCCAGTACATCTTCAGCGACATCAACCAGTCCCAGAACCAGCAAGTGTTTGCCGGTACGAACGAGGGCTTCAATGAAGTCTGGTGGTACTACTGCTCCGCTGGAAGCAACGTGGTGGACAAGTACGTGGTGTACAACTACGCAGAAGACATTTGGTATTACGGCACGATGGGCCGCACGGCATGGCTGGACTCGGGGCTGCGTGACTACCCACTGGCTGCTACGTACAGCCGCAATCTGGTGAACCACGAACAAGGTGTGGATGACAATGAAACGGGAACTGCTTTGCCTATTGCGGCGTCAATTGGCTCGTCTGAGTTTGATATTGATGACGGGCACAACTTTGGCTTTATTTGGCGCGTACTGCCGGACTTGACCTTCCGGGGCTCCACGGGCGACTTGACGCCTCAGTGCAACATGACGTTGATCCCGATGCGTAACTCCGGCTCTGGGTTCACAACTCCGGCCTCCACAAACGGCACAAGCTCCGCAGAGATTCAGCGCATCGCCACAGCTCCAATTGAGGAGTTCACGGGTCAGGTGTACATCCGCGTGCGCGGCAGGCAGCTCATCTTTAAGGTGGACTCCAACCGACTGGGTACGACGTGGCAGCTTGGCGCGCCTCGAATCGACATCAAGTCTGACGGGCGTAGGTGACATATGGCACAGATACAAGTCTTTGCATCGCCCTCGCTACCGCTGACGCCCAAAGAGTTTGATCAGCGTTACCACGATCAACTGAACAACATCTTGCGCCTGTATTTCAACCAGATACAGTCAACGCTAAATCAACTTACCGCAACGACAAACTTCCTTGTAGCCAACCTGCCGAGCGCGGCTGAGTCCGGTTCGGGTGCAAGGGCGTTTGTGTCTGATGCGACAACCCCAACATTCGGCAACGTGGTCGTCGGTGGTGGCGCGGTGAGGATTCCCGTGTACTCAGACGGCACAGACTGGCGCGTTGGATAAAGGATAAGACATGGCTTCACCACTACACTCCGCCGCAACTATGGCTGCTGCAATTGCCAATGACCCTAGTTTGGTCGGAGTAGCGCGACCCACATTCACCCCCACGGCGACTGTAGCAGCTCCTTTAAATATGCAGAGCATCGCCAACACCCCCGGCATGGGGGTTACTGGTATTGGCACCAGCAATTTTTCATTGCCTGCCGTATCTGATCAAGCGGTAACCTCTTGGCTACAGTCCAACCCCGGAGCAACTGACGCTGAAGCTCTTTCATTTGAGGTTCAAGCGCCTGCTGCAAGTACGGGTTCATGTACGCCTGAGCCTGCGTGTTGTCAAACGTACTGCCTACCGGGTTGTACTGGCCTTGGTTGGG